CTTATATATAGTTATATAGGTATTTATTCCAGGGTATTTTCTACCCCTTCGTAATCCCTGTTTTATTTGCTAGATACAATTCTAAAATCTTTACGGAATTCTTCATACTCTTTATAGTCTAAATATCCTATTTCTAAGTTACCTTGGCTATCTATATGATTTCCATATCTATCTATGTATATATATAGTTTATTAATATCCCATCCATGATATAAAGCTTTTGCTTGTTTCTTTCTTACTCTATATTGGATATTTTCTGCCTCGCATATTGTGCAATCTAAGAATAGCCATCCATCGTAATACTGTCCAGTCCAGTCGTGTTCTTGGTCAAGGCAAATATTGCGTACCTTACGCTTACGCCCACTAGCAGGGGGAATTACAAAAGTAGATTCTAAAGTCATGAGTGTAAAATATCTATTGGATAATCACATTGAGGAGAATTTTTAATAGCTGATTCTAAAGCTGTCTTTATTTTCTTAATAGGATCTTTCCAGGCATATGAAGTATCTAATGATCCAATGGCATAATTATTACCAGATCCAATAGCTGTATATTTATCATATTCATTTACTTGCCAGTCATTAGTAGATATATTAAATAATCTTCCATGTACCCCCACCAAAAAATCTGCAGCAGCTTTATCATCATCTGATATATCAATACCATATGGCTCTATAGCTTTTTTGAGGGTAAGAATAAAATCTGTTCTCATATATTTATCTACATCTTTTTTAGCTACATTAGGAAAATCAATATAATGAGCTACTTGTCCAGATCCCCTTGAAGAAGCATATCCAATTAAGAATTGACCATTCTTTTTAATTTTCGGGGTAATAGGAGAAGATATAGAATATTCATCAGACATAGCTCTATCTGATCCCATATATACAATACCATTATCTATGAGTCCAATTACTATAGTCATAATATCTATTATACCTCTTTACCTTCTGATTTTCAAATATATATAATTGTCAAAATATTCCAGGGGAAATTTGACTTCTTCGTAATAGTATGCTAGAACCTATCCGCGCCCCCAGTTTTGGTGGGGTGGGTCAGGCTCGAACTGACGACTGGCAGATTATGAGTCTGCTGCTCTAACCAACTGAGCTACCACCCCAAAACCTTATTCAGTAATTAAATCATCAATTGTTTCATATTCTGAATTTGGATCTGCATTAAATAAATTACATAGTTCAATCCAAGTTTCTTCTAGGAGTTGTTCACCTGCATCTGTTAGAATAACCATATCTTGAGTAACAGCAATTGCCATTGGAATTCCTAAATCATTATAATCAAAGAAGTCATCATAGTTCCCCAAATTAAATTCATCTTGTGTAAACTGTACAAGAATTTCTGCTTTAGTTCTATTGTCCATTATCGTGTCCTGTCTGGTAGTCGAAGATAAGTTCTTTACTAAGTGCAATTTGTTCATCTGCAATTACCTCGTTGATTCCGTCTGCTAAGTTCTTAGCATTTGCTATTATCATTTTGTTGTGTTCTGTTATTCGTCTTGGTATCCATAGCCTCCATTGTGCTTGACTAATTCTACCGTCTGCTAAAAGTGCAACAATTTTATCTGCTGTACTTTCTGTCTGTGATTTTCCCATAGTGTCCTATTCTAGCATTGAGGTCTGACAAAAGGGGGCAAGGACCTTCCCTACCCCCTAGTCAGTACTAACGGGACTTTACTACCTTGTTGCGGCGTAGTGATGTGAGATTGGTGTTATGAACAAAATGTCCTAGACCGTCACGAATAACTACACGCTCTGTGTTTCCCCACTTTTCTAGTGATGTGAAACGCTGCTTCTTTAGAGTACGCATTTGCTCTCTTGTCATTTTCTCTCCTTAAGAGTTACCTTGCTTTTATCTTATCATTTTTGACAGGGGTTGTCAAATCTATTCTTCTTCCATTAAAGGAAGTACTATATTGTCTGGTATTGATAGTTCTACATCATCTTCATATTCATCAATGGCATTAATAATAAAACCATCAGATGTTGGTTCAAAGCTTTTTACTGTGTAAATCTCTTCTTCCCATTTAATGATATCCCCAGGTTCTAGACAATTAGGGATAATAAAATCACATACGCTATACGAGTTCAAGTTCATCTTGCATCGCCTCCACATAGGATTCTATCACATCTGATAGATTCTTTAGAACAGCCCATTTGATCTTTGGGTCATCTAGTTCTAATGCTTTTTCTAAGTTCACTATTGTATGTTTAATAAATCTATTAACTGATTCTTCCATTAGTCCTCCCAGTTGCTGTCGTCTGTAATGTAATCAATTGCAGCATCTACGGCTTCATAGAATGTGTCATAGATTTCACCCATATCTTCATTGTGTGCAAACACTTCCCACCAAGGATTGTTGTGATAAACCTGATAACCACTATTGCTAATAGTTTTAATAAACTGTGCCAATTGAATATCATCTGTGATACCTGCGGATTCTAACTGATCAGAATATCTAACAATGTTTTGATGATCTTCATTTAGTTCACCATTAACTAAATCAGGAATAGATAGATACATCTCACCATTACGTTCAATGTCTACCACACGATCAAGGTATGTGACTTGAGCATAAGATTCTGCACCCTCTTGCCATACATAAAACTCTGGTGACTGTTTTGATGTAGGAATAGTCATTGTGTATTCTACTGTAACGCCTTCTAATGTTTTAGTCATTGATAATCTCCACACTTATTACGTCCATTAGTTCATTGTATTTAACAAAACTAACAATGTCATCGTGGAAACAGGCTGTTGCATATTCCATTAGTTCCTCATCTGTCATATCGTCATACCCTAGTGGGTCCAGTTCTGGTGTAGTATAAAAGGTTATAGATGTTTTAACTGTTTTCATATGCGTAGCCTATCCTACTTTCTTCGGAATGTCAAGTCTTGTCAGGTTATAAGCAAGGATTTCTTCTAGCCTATAATATTCAGCTTCTTGTTCTGTATCTTCTTCTAGATACTCCCATTTTCCTGATTCCTTGTTATAAAGTAATCTATCACGGTCAAGTAGTTCGCCCTCTGCATCTACCATAAAGGCTCCCCAATCTTCATCATACACAACTACCCAATGGTATTGATTACTCATACTTCTATATCCTGTTCTATGTCCATAAGATAACCAGTTTTATTACACATAGGGCAATCATCAGCCCAGCGTTCTACAATAGACTCTTCTTCACACATACAGCATTTTACTTTATCCATTAACATTAGAGTTCACCAACCTCTATGTCCCAAGAGTTACTTGTAATCTCTTCTTCTTTCATTTCGTCTCTACCCCACTCTGCGGTAATTTCAAAAGCATGATCTTCTGAATCAGCCTCTACTTCAAACTCCCAAGTAGTGTGTTGTGTCATTGTCATTAAATAGGTAGCCACATTAATCCCTTTCGTGGATAATTACATCTTGTAAGTACAAAACATTTGGGTCAATCTTATAATAGTTAATTAGTTCTTGACGGGCAGTTTCAATAATAAACTCATCAGACATATCTGGTTCATTAAAAGAAACATCTGTAATAATTACCATACGCTCTAATACAAACTCTACATTATATTCATACATAGTGATAACCTATCATACTTCTGGGTAATTGTCAAGGATTTCGTACTTATTTCTTGCAAAGAATAGATCAGTTCCATCTTCATCTTTAATAGAGATTTGGGCTGGTATCTCAAATTTATCAAGGAACAACTGATGTTCTATCTGCCATTCTCTATCTTTAACAAATTCAACAATAGCATCATGACTAATAGGGTGTCCATGAACACCATACTCACCCGTTGCTAACATCTCTTTAATAATGTATTGCTCATCATAGATAACTTCTGTGGTTGCTACAAGGTATACCATTATTTTTTACTCCCAATTATAATTTGAACTTGTTCTTCTGTGTTATAGAAATACTTTACAAACTGATAAGCAGTATCCCATTGTTCTAATTCAATGCCACCAACATTGTGTAAATCAACAAAATGAAATGCTAACTCATTTAGTAGTGGATCTGTTGTGTCAATCATTCTTTTCCTTTTGTAGGTTGATACTTTGTATCCTAGCATAAGGGTCTGACATTTTTGCCCAGACTATTCCAGGCGATTTCTTAATGCGTCATAAAATGATTAATAAGTTAATTAGGGGGCGCGGGCAGCTGAGAGTGAGCAGTTTATAGTCTGAGTATGGTGCTCAGGACTGTCCCCCATATTTATCCTCTGTGGCTGTAAGAGTGAGCAGTTTATAGTCTTACTCAGGACTCTTTGCCTACCTACTAAGCAAAAGCGATTTCCTTTACAATGGAAAGTAACTTATTCTTTTCTGCTGTGATAACAGGGTCAAAGCCTGATGCACTTGCAAGGATTCCCTCGTTGTTACCATTACGGGCAGAGCGATACCAATCAAGGCGTTCAGTCAATGTGTTAAAAGCACCCCAAGCAGTATTGTTAATCATTGAGTTAGTATCTGAAACAAAGATTTCATCTAGCAATTCAATTTTGGTTTCCCACTTTGTCATAGCACCCTTCGCATCTTTCTTTGGCATTGGGTAAGCGGCTTCAACAATCTTAGCAAAAGTAGACTTAGTGATTTCCTTTTCAATAAGTTCTTGAGCCATCTTATCGAATTCATCCATGTAAGTATTGGCAAGTCCCAATGCTTCACGAGCGATAGCAATACGTCCATCAAGTGTTGATGTGTGACGCATCTTGAAAGACTGCTTTACACCTCGAAGAGCCATGTTAAGAGTATTTGCACACACAACACGAACAGGAGTGATTGATGCTTGAACAGCAACAGAACCATCATGTGATGTATTTACAAGCAAGTAAGACTTAACAACATCTGCAACGCCTGTTGGGTCTAGTACTGTCTCACGCTCAAGAGCAAGAGAGCCAAATACAACACGACCATTCTTTAGAGAACCAGCGGTTTCCCATCTAGCACCATCAAGAAGATTGTCAGCAAAAGCAAACAGTTCTTCATTCTGCAAAGTTTGGTAACGTTCTCCAACAACTGCTAGAACATCTGGATGTCCATCTGCTGGATGGTCACGAACAACAAGAAAGTTAGATTTGCTTGATGTGTAATCTTCAGGTAGTTGAACATCTTCAAGACGAACATTCCAGTTAGACAAGTGAGCGATGTCCATAACTTCTTTTGTAGTGTGTTCTTCTGTAACAACAGTTCCTAGACCATGCCATGCTGGTTCACGAAATGAGTACATAGAGCCAACACCATTAATAATTTCTACTGCATCTGCCATTTTTATTTCCTTAAGGTAGTTTGTTTAATAAGTTTATCTTAGCATAGGGGTCTGACATTTGTCAAACTTATCAGAGAGTTCAGGGGCATTTTCTTAAGCTCTTAAATAACGATTTGATAACGGGGCGCGGATCAAGCTTTGAAAGGGGGCAGTTTATTGTCTATGCCCAGGACTTTCCTACCTACTAGGAAATCTAGTATCGTTCGTCTATTGAATCAATGTCTGCATCAAACTCTTGAATCTCATACTTAGATTCATTTGATTCGATTGTGATGTCAAAGTCATAGACACTTAAATCAGAAGCATCTTCATTAACAGGAATAGAAACTGTTGCCTTGATTGTTACATTGAATTCAACTTCAACTTCCTTGGACAAATCAATTCCAAAGATGTTTGCAATTTCAGTTGCGTGTTCTTCACCAATCTCATCAAAGTTTTCAACAAGATAATCTTTTAACTTGTCTTGTGCTCGTGAGTTACGGTTGTTAGTTTCTTGTAGTGCCTCTAGTCTCCAGTAAGTTCTGGAAATGTCGTCTGCATTTTCTGTTTCAAACCTTGAATCTCCAGAGGCTGTTCCATAGTAGTAACCCTTGCGTACTAAGATAGTTGCCTTTGGGTCATACGAGGGTGTTAGTGATACTTGCTCTGTCATTGGTGTTACACTTGCTGGAAGTGGAAAGTCCACGTTATGCTCCTTGTAGGTTGGTTGTTGAAACTAGTGTATCAGAGAGGTCTGACAATTCTACCCATTCCTCTAGTTCTGAATCCCACTTGAATTTAGTGGTATCCACAGGGCAATCTTCATACCCGTTCTCAGGGTCTCCATACTCACAGACACACTCTTGGTCTCTGTCTTTGTAATCAGCGTGGGACATTGGAATGTCATACTCATCACAGGCTACATCTTCTCCACCTAAGAATGTGCACTTGCCACCCCAACCTTGTTCTTCCTCATACTCATAGTCAAATTCAAGAGTTGGGTATTGTTCTGATAGTTTAATTAGAACCTCTCCAACAGGACTCCAAGCGGTATTGAAATGATACATAACAGAACCATCATCAGTAATTTCCATTCTGGTATCTGAATAGTCAGACTTATTATCTACTGCTACGTCCCACTTAGTTCCCCAGTTACGGCAGTTCCAATGATACCAGTCGTTATCTTCTCTCATAGAGCGAACAAACTCTGCCATAAAATCTTCTGGTTCAAGATTAGTTTTCTTATGTATTTCTTCACCATAGTATGATTCTAAATCGGTAGGCTTAACAATGTTCCAAAAAGCAAAGACAGGATTGTCATAGTGTTGTTCGTCTGCAACCCAAACGATTTCACCATTCTCAAATTTATGTTCAGGGAAATGTTTTACAAATGGCTGATTTAATTGTGCAACCATTTTATCTAATTCTGATTTCTCACCTGATACAACAAGTGAATTAAATACCCAGTTTGGCATTTGCTCTTCTTTCTAGTAGGTTATGATTACATCATAGCAGAAAGGTCTGACATTTTCAGAGGGATTTCTTAAACTTCTTAAACAAGTTATCCACAGGGGGCGCGGCTCAGCTTTGCGATCTGGATGGGACTTGAACCCACGACCTCCGCCGTGACAGGGCGGTGCTCTAACCAACTGAGCCACCAGACCAGGTGTGTGCCAGGATTTAGATCTCTATCATTCAATCACCAATAACCTGGCGGTATTGGCTACCTTTTAATTAATTGAGTTACCTTACCAAGAGGATTGATACTCAAAACTATCGAACTTACTTTCAAGGCATCTAGTGATGATGCCAACAGTATCATTCAAATCTCCAAAGTAGTATTCATCATATGCAGTTGAGCCAAAGAAGAAACCTGAACCTGTTGGCAATAATTCTTCTGCTAGTTCTGGAACAGCAATTACATTAATGCAAACTTCTTTTAGTTCTTCTAACTGTTCACGACTTACATAGTATGAACTACAGTTATCTTCTCCACCTTGAACATTATCAACAAACCATTGATGAATTTGATTAGCCTTACGCCAGTATCCCATTGGCAAACTAATAGAGATACCGCCAAAACTATCTTTATCAATTGCATCTTCAGCATTGAACTGTTTAACTATTTCATCAAACACAGGATTTGGTGTAGAGATAAATTCTCCATTTTTATTGCTGTGTTCATTTCGTGAAACATATTCATTAGCACGAAGGTACATATCTAAGCCCATTGTGTTCTTCTTTCTTTTGTAGGTAGATTTATCTTAGCAGAGAGGTCTGACAGTTTTTCAGGCGAACCACGCACCGCACTCCAGTTGTGGTAGTCTTACCTAGTGCAAGACCTGAAATGTCTGATTAACTACTTAGCAGTAGTCCAACGGTCTTGACCATTTACATCAAGACGGATACGCATTGAGCCATTAGCGTTCTTTACGATTTCCTGAACTGTGCCAGTAACCTTGCTCTTTGCGGTTGTGAACTGTGAGCCAACAGTTGGGGCAGTTGATTTAGCCATTTTGCTTCCTTTTGTTTGTTTGGGATTGTTCCCTTTGTTGTAGTACCTACTATACCAGAAAGGACTGACAAAAGCAAATCCATTCCTAGAATTCCAGGGTGATAAAGATCACTTCTTAAACACTTGACAAATGTGGTATTCTGGGGCGCGGCTCTTTCGAGCTACACCCTTTCTCTTAGTTGGACATATTCAAGGTATGTTTCAGTAGATGCCATCTTCATCATTAGTGCATCTAACTTAGTATATGTATTTTGTTTACGATTAAATAGTTTTATAGCCATTCTGCTAAATCTCCATCTGCAATTTCTGAATAGTCCATACCATTTGCTTCTGCAATTGCTTCCCATACATCATCTTCATTATAAATTCCATCAGGGTGGTTTTCCATTAGAATCATTTCAATTGTTTTCATCTTAGCCATGTAGAGCCCTTACCTTTCCATAGAATGAAATTTCTTCTTGATTGTCTAAATCTTTAATCGTGCTATTTAATAAATCTAATACAACTGTTTTATCATAGCCCTTGCCAACATGGTCACGACCAATTGCATAGATACCAAATCCAGTTTCATTTAGAATTTCATCTTTAATTAAATAACTAATAACCATACGAGTAAAGTATGAATGGTCACCCTTGCGTGGTTGTGCATGGTCTATTGCACCTGCCAAATCATCTTGCCAAGTATCTTCACCCCAATGGGAATAAAGGGCAACTAATGATTCTGTACCGTCATCAAATACGAAATTAATTCTTGCACCCATTTTAGTAACCTGCTTCCGTTAGCATTTTGTTAATTGCATCTAATTCTTCTTTAGACAATTTTGCAAGGGCATTGTCATCAATAACACCCTCGAATAAATTCTTGATTAAGTCTGTATCTGACATTTATTTCTCTTTTCTTAGTAGGTATAGATTTATCTTATCACAAGGGTCTGACATTTTATTCATCATCAAACATTGCAAAATTATTCATAGTGCAAAAGCAATCATTGCACATACCCGAAATAAATCTTTCACGAGTACCTGCATCATAGCCAGATAGCACATCTTGGCAATAAGCACCTTGATTGTATGCAAACAACTTTTCTGGGGCAATTTCAATAGTTTCAGTAGTGCCACAATTTGGGCAGGGATGAGAAGAAACTAAATAATTTAATTCTTCATTCTTAGTAATGTTATTTAATGTAAACATAGCCATTCTTTATTTAGTAGGTATGCTCATAGCATAGCATAAGGGTCTGACAATTTTCCAGAATATCCAGGACATTTTCTTAACATCTTAAATAAAGTTATCCACAGGTGGGCGCGGCTCCTTTTCAGCTGCTACTTCCCATCAATCCATCTGGCGGTATCCAGATATTCACTATCATTCTTTTTGTATTTGAATCCGTCAATGAATCCAATGATAGGTAAGAATAATAAACTAGTTAGAAATAATAGAAATAGAAATTTCATTGTTCAAATAATTCTTTCTTGTGTTTTGGTTTTCGTTTATATAACTTTTTATTTTTGTGAGGAACGGCTGCGTTGCTCCTACGCAACTCAAGCCGTGCCCTCAACTGTTCAGGTGTTGCTATAAATTTCATTCTTCCTCCCAATCATCTTCCATGAGGAAGCCGTCAAGACGATGACCCTCAACAATTGCAGAAGCAGGTGCATAAGTTTCACCACGCCATAGAACGCCCTCTGGCAATTCTATTTCTGCAAAGTAGTCTTCATTCCAACAAGCGTTGATAGCATCTACGCAAGGCTGTACCATTGAAAGTGGAACGGGTGGATAAATATTTCCACGCAAGTGCATAGAAACTTTTTCTTCAAGTGTTAGATCTAGCAGGGAAATGTCTAGTGTAGTTTGTAGTCCCATTGTGTTTTCTCTTTTCTAGTAGGTTGTTTAATTAGTTTATCAGATAGGTCTGACAGTTTTAAAATGGTGGCGTTGCCCAATAAGGCACAAAGTCCTTGAAAGACTCGTTAATACGGTTTATAACAACTTCAGCAAATACATTCTCAACACTTGACGATGCACTTTTAGCAGGTTGTCCAATGTACTCTAAATACATTCTGACATCTTTTGAAGGAATGTCTAACTCTTTAGCAATTTCATAGACTCTCATTATGCAGTCACCTCAATTGTTGCATAGTGGTAACGTGGGAAGCCGTCCTCACGAACACGGATAATGTAGTTGTCTGAGTAATCAACTTTCTCAGCCTCAACAATTACGCCCTCAAAGTTGCGAGAGCCTGAACGATAGCGAGAGTTTACTAGCAACTCGCTTATGGTTAGTGAGTACATTGTGTACCCCTTTCTTTTGACTATGGTTCCACCTTACACTAGGGGTCTGACAATTTTGGTATTTCAAGGCGTGTCTTATGTAACGAAAAGGTAACAAAGTTATCCACAATTTCAGGGGGATATCCCCAACTTCTTAACAGCCTGTGGATAACGGGGCGCGGGCTTCTCGAACAGGTGTTCGATCAGCTCTGCTTTTAGTATTCGCCTCTCAACACAAATGCAAACGAGTGAGAGCCTAAGTCAAAAATCAGGGAAGTATTTTTGCGACCTAAGTTTGGACTAAAGTAATTAGAGAAACTAATTCCAATTACAAAAGTACCGTCTAATTTATTGTGAACGAATTTCATTATTTCATCACCGCATTTTCAAATCGTGTTCTGTCAAAGTTAGGATTATCTTTCTTGAAAAAGATTTGGAAGTCTGAAAGCAAGTCTTTAAAAACTTGTGGCTCAATGTCCAAGTGATAAGAGTTTAGAATCTCTGCGACTGCTACATAGTCTTTTCTTGTCATCATTATTTCATCACGCCTAACTTTTTTAGTTCTAGTTCTGTGTATGCTTCAACCAAAGCGTGTTGCAATTCTGCAATGTAGTTATCTTTTTTCATCATTTCATTGACGTATGCAAACAGTAAGCCAAAGCCACCACCTGCGATTATTGCGATTAGTAGTAAGTCCTTCATAGGATTTCCTCTTTCTTTTTGTTTAGTAGTTTGAGTCTAGCACAAGGGTCTGACAGTTTTATTTCTTGTGACGTGGGCAGAATGAATGTCCTAAGCCTGATTGAACAGGGGTTAGACATACAACACAAGCAAGGGTGAAAGCACCTGCCTCTAGTGCCATTAGTGTTTCAATCTCATCACCGATTGAAATTTCTGAGATGTCTTTAGTAGTTACACCCTCTGGGGTGATTTCTGTGAATGTTAAGTAGCCCATTTGATAAGCCCTTTCTTTTTGTCTTATAGTTTCACTATACACTAGGGGTCTGACAATTTTGGGACATTTGGGGGTGTGTTTCGTGTGAAGTGCGTCACATTTTCAGGGGCATTTTATCCACAACGTAACAAGAGTTATCCACAGGGGGCGCGGTCTATTCGAACATCTGTTCTATGAGGTAGATCACAAAAATACTTTGCGACACGCCGTGTTTCAAGTTGCGTTTTGTCAGTGGTCTAGTGTAAGTTATAACTATAAGAAAGGTTGAGGGTGAGCCCTAGAGATAGGCAAATAAACCTCAACACTAAAGGAAAGAGTTAAAATGTTCTTCTTCAATCTAATGCCAGTACTTGTTGGAATCGCTGTATTCTCACTACCTGCACTACTACTAGAACTACAACTACTAGTTATCGGACTAAATGGCATGACCCCTAGCGTGATGGTGGCTACCGCTGTTATCGGTCTACTATCGGGTATAGGTGCGGTACTAATCGAAGTATTCGATCTATAAAAATTGTCTGACCTACCTGCTAAAGTAAAACTACCTACAAAGAAAGAGAACCAAGATGACTGAACTAGCACTAGAAAACATTACAAAAAATAAGTGCATCTCTTGTGATGATAAACTAACCGCTTGGGAAATTAACTATTGCATTATGTGTGAGAGTGACCAAGAGATTGAAAACTTCTTTGATGATGAATTCTAAAAACTAGAATTTTATTAAACTAACTTAGTATGGGCTCACTAATAAGGGGTGAGCTCATTCTAAAAAACACGCATCATACACTTTAACAAAATATTCAGATTTTCTTCAAAATGGGAATATCTACAAAAATATAAAAATTTTCAGATTTGGGGGAATTGGATATATATCTCAATATGTGAGACTATATGTTACAATTGTGTTACAAATAATTTAATATCTCAATGTTTCTGGCAACACGATTTGACAAGCATTAAAAACGTCTTTACAATATGAACGTAGTGAATCAGAAAAAATGTAAAAATTTGCAGGGGGCAGGGGGATGAAATTATTGAAAAAACAAAGAGAGAAACAAATGAGTACTAGAGAATATGCTAAATACATCTTCTGGATTGTAATAACAGTAATTGTCATGTCTACATTATCTGGTAGCTAAATTTTTATTTTTGAAAGGATAAAAATGTTTAATGCAAAAGAAATAGATAATCTTATATCTAATGAAGAAGCTAGTAAGATTGTAGAATTTGTAAAAGGCATAGAGCCATGGGAACAAGGCGGATCAGACTTCTGGGATAATAGAAGCTTAAATGCTATTCACATATATAACGAACATAGCAAAGAAATCGGGGAATTGCTATATGATATTCGTCAAAGAGTGGCAAATGCTATAAAAGACTCATATAACCTATCAGAGATATATCCAGACCTATTTCAAGTCATTCGTTGGTTTCCTGGTATGGAACAAGCTCCACATGCTGACGATATGACAAATTCTCCAGATCATGATCAAGAACATATGCAATGGTTTAAACATAGAGAATATGGAGCAATTATATATTTAAATGATAATTACTCTGGTGGTAATACATATTATCCAGAACATAATTTTGCAATTTCCCCGCAAGTAGGAAAACTAGCAATACACCCAGGAGACCCAGAACACCTCCATGGCGTGTCTAGAGTAGAAGATGGTGTCAGATATACCCTAGCTTCGTTTTGGACGCAAGACAGCCAGTTCTTTGATGGATGGGAACTATAGTTGAATTACATCAACGATCCTGGTTTTGAGGTTCCTGATAATAAAATCCTAGTTATTCCCTTTTCTGGTAGAGATGATCAATATGAAAGATATCCAGAAGTAGTTGAATCTCTCAAGGGTAATATTAAAAGAGACTGGTTTAATAATCATGCCTATTATTGTTTACCCCTTAACATAGGAAATCAATACGGCTTTATTGTAAAAGCAGCATATGATTTTGATGCAACTTGGGATGGCTCAGCAGGAAACCCAAATGATATTCATATTAACATATATGAAGCAGAAGATTCTATAAATATGCAAAACATTCATCCAGGATTTGCTGAAGGTGTATTAACAATTCAAAATAGCTTTCAATTAAAAACCCCTCCAGGAATAAATTTAATGACAATCCAACCTCCTAACATGTTTACTCCAGGAGCAGTAGCAATGAGTGCAGTTATTGAGGCAGACCAAATTAGACGAGACTTTACCTTTAATCTTAAGCTAACGGATCCAGGCAGGGTAGTAGAATTCAAAAAGGGAGATGCTCTAGCTGCCTTTATTCCTATTCCAAGATACTTCATAGACAAATTTGAATTAGATACTGCTAATAAATATTTCGAAAGTGAACTTATTGAAAATGAGCAAAATGATGCAAATGAACTAGGTCGTCAAAGAGTGGATGAAGATACTAAAAAAGCACATCTTGCAGGTAGAAAGTATTTTAATGGAATCCACGCATTCGGACAATTGTTCAAAGATCATCAAAAGAGATTATAGTCTTCCATATATAACGGAGTTATAAAGGGGAATGGTGTATACTATTTCGCCGCTTTTTTTGCGAGATTTTTTGCGGAATTTTTGCGAATTGTTTGTAATGGTATAATTAAACATTATGGCAACAAGGACAATTGTTAGATTAGCAGACCAATCCGCAGGATTTCTTACAAGCTCTTCTGCCTCAACAACTTATGCTACAAAAGCTAGTCCAACATTTACTGGAACTGTTGAAATGACATATCCATTAATTAATAGTGATACAGATAGATCTCATACTAAACTTGGAACAAGAGCACTAAATAGAATAAAAGAAGGAAATTCTATAAATAATACTGCTATTGGATTTGAAGCAATGCGTGATCAACCCAATAGTGGCACAAGCAATAATACAGCTGTTGGATATAAGGCACTGCAAAGTGCCACTGGAAGTAATAATATAGGTATTGGTGCATTGGCTGGAGCTTTTACTGGAACTGGAAGTAACAATGTTTATATTGGTGGAAATACTGGAAATGGAGCTTATCAATTAAATGCAAGTAACAATATTGTAATATCTGATGGTGAAGGAAATATAAGAATTAGATCCAATGGTAGTGGTCAAATTCAAATGCCAAATCAAACAGCTTTTAGTGTTTATGCTTTAGGTTTAACAACCCAATCTGGAAATTTAACATATAATGCAACAGTTACCAATAATGG